CCCTCCTCCAAAAAGTCGGAATCTTCAAAGTCTACTACGAGGAAAAGACAACCACGAAAGAAGAAGAGTACACAGCCCTCACAGAAAGAGAGGTAGCTTTACTGCTACAAGATGATACTAGAGAAATTGTTGAGCAAGAAAAGGAGGAAATAGTTGTTGAGGGCGTTGGCCCTGATGGTATGCCGTTTCCGCCGTTAGTAAAACATAACATCAAAGTACGCAAAAAAGATAGCGTTGGTGCTATAAAAATTGACAGCTTACCTCCAGAAGAGTTTTTAATAAGCAAAATGGGTAAAACAATCGAGGATAGTCCTTTTGTTGCTCATCGCAAACTATTAACGCGCTCTGATTTGATAGCGATGGGTTTTGATGCAGAAGTTGTAAATGGTTTGCCAGCGTATGATGAGTTGAGTTACACGCCAGAAAGAGTGGCTAGGTATAGCGAAGGAGAGCAGCCGCATGAAATGGAATCACTTGATCGGGCGATGCAAGAGATTGAAATTTATGAATGCTATTTATATATTGATTACGATGACGATGACGAGGCAGAACTAAGAAGAGTTGTTTATGCAGCGCACACTGTGCTGGAAAATGATGCAACCGATTATGTTCCTTTTCATAGTATTTGCCCTTATCCCTTACCGCATAAGTTTTTTGGTCAATCCTTGGCAGATAGAGCAATGGATATACAAGAGCAAAAAACAGCAATTACTAGATCAATCTTAGATTCATTATATTTATCATTAGCACCTAGATTGGGCGCAGTAGAGGGGCAGGTTAATTTAGATGATTTATTAAATCTAAGTGCTGGTGGTGTTGTACGAATGAAGAACCCTAATGCAGTGGTTCCAATGACTGTTCCGCAGGTGAGTCAAGGCGCATTCCCAATCCTAGAGTATTTAGATAGCGTACAGGGAAAAAGGACTGGCATATCTGATGGTATGCAAGGATTAGCACCTGATGTTTTACAAAATGTAACTGCGGCAGCGATTGCAGCTTCAACAAATGCAGCCACCGGCAAAATTGAACTTATAGCCAGAATATTTGCCGAAACTGGCATTAAAAGTATGTTTCAAGGTATTTTGCAATTAACTTTAAAATATATGGATAAGCCGAGAACTATCAGGTTGGCAGGTAAATATATAGAGGTTGATCCTCGAGAATGGGATAATCAATACGATATAAGCATTAATGTTGGATTAGGAACTGGAGATCAAAGACAGCAAATGGCATTACTTCAAATGGTAATGGCAAAACAGGAAGAGATTATTAAGGGATATGGACCTAGCAATCCTTTGGTTAGCGTAGGTCAGTATCGTAATGCTTTGGAGAAGTTTATTGAGTTATCTGGTTATAAAGATGCGAAACAATTCTTTAGAGAAATACCACCAGAAGTAGATCAAGCATTATCACAACCAACACCTAAACAACCTGATCCATTAGTAAGCGCAGCAATGCAACAAGCACAGGCACAATTAATGCTAGATAAACAAAAAGCAGAAGCAGATATTGCTTTGAAACGTGAAAAAATGATGGCTGATTTACAGTTAAAACGTGATGAAATGATGGCTGACTTGGAATTAAAGCAACAAGAGTTATTAGCTGAAACTCAATTAGATCAACAAAAAGCGATGATGGGCAGATAGTGTTAGAAGAGTTAAGAAAACTTACTTATAGCATAGCAAGAGGAGTACCACAGGCTGCAACAGGGTTTGTTGATTTGGCTGCATTGCCTTTGACTTTATCAGGAATGATAAAACCAGAAGATGTAGTTGGGAGTACAGATTATTTAACAAAATTAGGACTTTTGCCTAAACCAGAACAAGGTTTATTGCCAGAAACAACAGAGTTGGTTTCTTCTTTACTAAGTCCGGGGGGAGCAACTAAAGCAGCGTTAGTTGGTGCAGGTGGATTATTAGGTGATGCTATATTAACAAGTGGAGCATTAGAAAGATTACCACCTCCAGTAGGTGCTGTATCTAATCCTATAAATTTATTTCATGGAACAAATACCCAATTTGATGAATTTAACACACCGACTGTTTGGTTTACCGATAACAAAAAATTATTAGAATCGCCTACAGGATATGATGGTATAGGAAAACCGAAATACATCATGGAAAGAACTATAGATGATAAAAATTTAAATTTATTAGATTTATCAAAAGAAAGTGATCTTAAATTGCATGAAAATAAATTTACAGATCAACTTATTGACATGGGATATGACGGGGTAAAGTACCCAGGCACTTTCAGAGGGAGAGACGAGAATGTTTATGAAATCTATCAACCGGGATTATCAAAACTAGGAAAAGTTCCAAGTTCTGTAAGCTCAGTTGAAATACCTAAAGGGTTACTAAGCAATCAAGTTCCTATAAAAAAAGAAGGGGAAGGGTTGCTTTCAAACATTCAAGTAGATAGGCTTGAACGGGCTAAAGAATTAGGTTTTGATACTGATCGAGTTATGTATCATGGCTCAACATTTGATATTAAAAAATTTGGTGGAGAACCTAGCCCAGATAGTGCATTTGGTTCAGGATATTACTTTACCTCAAACCCAGAAGATGCAAGTATTAATTACGCAGGAGAAGGACCAGATTTAACAAACAGAATTATAAGAAGAGCAGAAGAATTAGAAAGTGATGAAATTCCCTATGATGAAGCAAAAAAAATTGCAAAAGAAGAATTAAAAGGAGAAGCAGAAGCAGTCGTTTACCCTGTTTATTTGAATGTCGGCAATTCATTTGATATTAGAAAAAATGGAACAAATCCATTTTTAGATGCTGATTACCCAGACCCTTTTGAACAAGATCGTGATTATTATTTAAAACAAACAGATGGCGATATTGATGAAGCAAGAGAGTTAGCAGAAGAAGCAAGGTTTGATTATGAGCCAGAAGGAACATTTGTAAAGTTTTATGATTCTGTTATGAATAATTACGATATGAGCTCAAGCGATAAAGAAGAATTTGCATCTCGTTTCGGAGACTATTTATTTGAAGGAATTAGCGCAAAAGACTTAGATAAACAGTTTAACAAATTAGAGATTTATCCAGAAAGCGAAAACGGAGAGTTAACAAAATCAGAAGTATTTAGACAAGCATTAGAAGATGCAGGGTTTGATTCTATTCAACATGATGCAGACAGATTTAAAATGCAAGGAACAGAAGGAACAGAACATACAATTATCTTTGACCCGAAAAATATTCGGTCGACTCAGGCAGAGTTTGACCCAAAGAAAATAGACGATAAAGATATTTTGTCTTTTAACCAAGGATTGTTAGGGATAGCATAATGGCAACAGAATTTGAAGTAGATCAGTTATATCAAGAAGTATTAGGTCGTCCTTTTAATGATGGCTTTGATATTTTAAATACTTTTACTACAATGACACCAGAGGAAGTTAAAAATTATTTAATACAATCTCCAGAAGGTCAGTTTCAAAGTCAATTCCAAAGTGAAGTTGGCAGACCAATGACAGATGCCGATAGGTATTTTTATATGGAGCAGGCTAAAACAGGTAATTACGGAGATAGTAACGCAGATGGTGTAGTTGATATTTACGATATTTTGTATAATATTGCTCAAAGTGATGAAGCAAAAAGATTTGATGCACCAGTAGTTGTAGATCAACCTGTAAATGTTGTTGATCAAACAGCAGTCGATGCAGGGTTTTCTCCATTAGACTTTTCGATCCCAAACATGACGCAAGTTATAAATCCTAACGTGGAAACTGTGCCTTTGCAGATAACAGGTGGTTCGCAAATTCTACCAACACCCTTACCTGCTAACCCACAATTTTATGGAGTAGATCCAATGACAGGAGTTACAGGCTTATTATCAAATGCTGCAAATCCAACATTTAGATCAGGAGTTGCAGGGTTTACAAATATTTTACCGTACCAATTCCAGTTCGGTGTGCCAGCAGTTACCGCTGAGATTCCTTATTTTGGAATGGAAAATGCTACCACACTAGAAAATGTAGTTGATGATACAAGTAGTGCTAATGGTGTCTCAGAATTTCGCGGTATTTATGGACAATGATGACACCTAATGAAGCAATATTTTTATTAGAAAAAACAAAGTTTAAAGAAGAAATTCAACAACTAATTCTTATAAATTTAGAAAGTATAAAAAACACCGAGCAACACCAGTACGAAGATAGAGAGGATTACTTTCGTAAGATCAAGGTATTAGAAGAGATTCTTGCGCATTTTGAATCTTTGTCAATTACAGAAAGAATAAAGAAACGTAAATTTTTTTTAACTTAAAAGGATTAAAACTATGAGCGAAACTGTCACCGAAAATCAAGGCATGGAATCGTTAGATACTCAGCAAGCAGCAGGTAAAATTCTTGGTCTAATGGAGCAGAATGAGGCATCGCAAGATCAACCTCAAGAGCCAAAAGCAGAACAAGAAGAGCAAGCAGAGCAGCAAGTAGAGGACGTTGTTGAGGCAGCACCAGAAGAAAATGAAACTGAAACAGAAGAAGCACCGCAACTCGAAACTTATCGGATCAAAGCCGAAGGGGAAGAGCATGAGGTTACTTTAGATGATTTAGTTAAAAATTATCAACTGGAAGCAAATGTTCGAAAAAAGATGGAAACCCTTGCGCATGAAAAAAAGGAAATTGATGGAATAAAAACTGACTTGCAAACTAAGGTAAAAGACTTAGAGCAAGTTACGAAAACCCGTCAGGAATATGATGCAAGACTTCAACAGATAGACCAGTTTTTGTCGCAGCAAAAGGAAGATTTAACAGGCTTGAAAGAATCTGACCCAATAGCATATGTGACTAAATTTGCAGAACAGCAAGAAAGAGAAAAACAGCAACAACAGGTTAACGCCGAAAGATTAAGGCTTGCTCAAGAGCAACAACTACAAAATCAAAGGCTAATCGAAGAGCGTCTAAAAGTTGAAAGTAAACGTGTTAAAGAAATAATTCCTGATTTCGCTAATCCCGACAAAGCATCAAAATTACAGAATGAATTACGTTCTTATGCGAAGAAAAAAGGGTTTAGTGAGGAAGAAATTAACGTAGCTCCTTTTCAACACGATAGCAGGCACATTGATATAATGTACGAAGCCTATCAGTGGAACAAGCTACAAAAATCTAATCCTAGCGTTCAAAAGAAATTAAACAAAGCACCGAAGATGATGAAACCCGGTGTGAGTCAACCAAGAGATGATAAAAGAACGCGAGTAAACAAACTTAAACAACGAGCCAAGCAGACCGGCAAGATTAAAGATGTTGCCGCTGTCTTGGAAAGTATTATTTAGGAGATTTAAAAAATGGCAACATTTACAACACATAGCGCAGTAGGTGAAAGGGAGGACTTGCAAGATGTAATCTACTCCATTTCTCCGACTGATACACCGTTTATGAACTCAGTAGGTCAAGGGCAGGCGAGTGGAGTTTTGCACGAATGGCAAACTGATAGTCTTGCTTCAGTTAACGTTGGTAATGCAGCAGTTGAGGGGGCAGATGCTTCAACAGCCACATTAGCTGCAACTACCAGATTATCAAACCACTGTCAGATCAGCGAAAAAACTATTTCTATCAGTAGAACTTTAGAAGCAGTTGATAAAGCAGGGCGCAAAAGTGAGGAAGCGTATCAACTTGCGAAAGCAGCAAAAGAGATTAAAAGAGATATGGAAGCAATTCTTCTTTCTAATCAGATTGCAAGTGCAGGTGGTTCGGCTCAAGTTCGTCACTTAGGCGGTCTTCAAACATGGATTGAAACTAATGGTGTGTTTGCTTCTGCTGGTGTCGCAGGTTCTATTGGTTTAACAGCAAGAGTTGATGGAACGATAGATGGCGCAGAAAGAACATTCACAGAAACTTTGCTAAAAACAGTGGTGCAAGAAGTTTACACCGCTGGCGGAGATCCCAATATTCTAATGGTTACTCCTTCTCATAAACAGACTGTGAGTGGCTTTGCTGGGATAGCCGCACAGAGGTACATGGCTCCGGGTGATCAGCCTACTACAATTATCGGAGCAGCAGATGTTTACATGAGTGATTTTGGAACAATATCAGTTGTACCAAATCGATTTATGCTTTCATCTAATAGTGCTGATGATGTGGCTTTAGTGATTGATCCAGAGTATTTGGAGGTGAATTTTTTAAGGAACTTCACAACAAATGACCTAAGTATCGCAGGGGATCAGGCGGCTAAGAAGCAACTCGTCGCAGAGTACACTCTAGGGGTTCTTAATGAGGGCGCACAGGGTATTGTTTCTGATTTGGCGTAATGTATGGACTTTAAAAAAACAATTGTTCATCAAAGTGAGAACGGTGTAATCCTAGAAGATGTACAGGATTGCACCGCAATCATTGAACAGAATAAAAAAGAATTTAATCAAACAAAAAAAAGTGATCCTTGGAGCGGTGAGCCTTTTCGTAATAAGGTTGCGTCAATTCCTTTGACTGTTTTTGATGAATTGAACCGGCAAGGCATTTTGAGAGGCTTTTCAGTTGTTGATGAAAAAAAGTTTAAGGCTTGGTTAAATAATTCTGATAATCAATATTTTCGCACTCGAACAGGTAAAATATAATCATGGCTCTAAGTACTTATTCTGAACTACAATCATTAGTTGCAAATTATTTAGCTAGAAGTGATTTAACAGCGCAAATTGTTGATTTTATTCAGTTAGGTGAAGTGCGCTTGCGTAGAGATTTACGATTGCGAGAAATGTTAACTACTGCTGATTTAACAGTAAATGCTCAAGAGGTAGATGTGCCGAGTGATTTTTTACAGCTACGAGAAATACACTTTGATACTACT